TGGTTGATGAACTTGATGCCGTACGACACGCCGCTTGGGGCTTTGTAGTAGGTGCCATCGTCAAGCTGGATTGGGCGGTTGCCCACAAAGTCGCCAGTAGGGCCAAGGGTGCGTTTGATCTCACCAGAAGGCCACGAGAAAACTTGATCTTGGGTGCAGAACACGGACAGACGCTCGGTGTTCCACGAGTCGATCATCTGGTTCATTGCAACCAGAGCGTCCTGACTTGTTGCCGCCGACGCCGTTTCACCTTCGGCAAGAATACCAAGCAGCCTGAGTGCTCGGTTGATCTGATCGCCAGCGGTATAAGCCATTTCAGTTTCCTTCGGATTCGTCGCTTGCCGAAGTCAAAAACGATGGGACTTCGTTGGGCTGTTCGACAGGTTGTTCGGTCACTTTGCGAGTCAGCTTGTTACGCACAGGCTTTTCTGCTTTTGGTGCCACCTCTACGGGCGTATCAGGATTGTACCGTGTCCAGCCGTTTTTTTCATCTTCGGCAAGTTCAACATCGTTGATGGCAACTTTGGCACCGTGGATCGGGTGTACGAGGGTTACGTTCATTTGATTCTCCATGTGAAAACGGGGCCGAAGCCCCGTTTTACCAATTGCTTAAAAATTAAGCAACGCGATATGCGGTCCAAGCACCATAGCCGGTTTTACGGGCGAGGAAGCGGGCCGATGTGTTGGCGCTGACAGCAGCCACACCAACAATGGTCCAGCCAGTGCCGACCACCAGAGTAGCAGCGTTGGTGCCGCCGATGTTGATAATGCCGAACTCAAATGCGGCGTTCACTTTTTTTGCGCTGGTGATGTCGGCTTCCATCAATGCCACAGTGGGCAAAGTCAGGTTGACGGCAGCGCCAGTGTATGTGAACAGGCCGTTGGCCAGTTGAGCAGCGGTCAGAGTTGCTGCGGCTGTCAGTGCCGTGGGAGCACCCTGAACCGTCAGATTTGCTTCGCCAATGTTGCCGTCACCGATTTGGTAACCGCCTGCGCCGTTAGGGAGAGACATGATGATTTCCTTTCAGATTGATTTGAAAACAGGGGCCGAAGCCCCCGCCTTGGATTAGCCCCAGATGCGGCAACCCATTTGTGGACGAATCGTGTTGTAGCCGTACAGCACGTCAACACGGCAAGGCATACGGTCGTTGTTGATGTCGTACTGACGAACAACGCGCAGGCTGATACCGTTGTGAACGGCACGGCTTGCCATGTCAACGCCTTGTGGCAGCAACAGGTCAGCAGTGGCGAACGCAATGGCGTCACGGTGGTACACCATGTTCTGTGGGTAGCTGGTCGAAGCAGCACCAACGAACACGACAGCCTTGCCAGTAGCGGGCAGGGACACCATAGTGCACAGGGCATTACCAGCCGAGTACATAGGAGCCACGGTCACAGTGGCAGTTGTGCTGGTTGTCGAGGAGGTCAAAGCCACGAACTGGAACAACGAACCAGTGGACTCACGAGTCTGTGGGTTGGCGGCGAAGCAGTCAGCGATGGTGAACACGTCACCAACAGCGATGGTTTCACCGGAACCGACAGTCAGAGTCAGAGTGGTTGCGCCTTCGGAGGTCACAGCAGCGCCGGTTGTGTTGCCAGTGGCAGCACGGGTACCGCAGGTGTGAACCTTGATGGACTGGCTCATGTTGAATTCTTCGTAACCCAACACTTGCTCACCCATCATGCCGTTCTTGAACTGGCGAGAGATGACATCTGTGGGGTTGAAGAAACCAGACAGACCGTTGACCAATGCAGCGTTAGCGGCAGGGTTCACGGTAGCGTAGCGAGGCGACATGGTGGCGGCGTTTTCGTTCAGCTTCTGCTGGGCTTGCAACAGGACCAAGGCAGTCGAGGGGGCTTGGCCGGGAGTACCGACAGAGTTACCGATCAGCTTGTATGCGTTGGCAACGTCAGCGTCCACGGTGGAGGCCAACTGGCTGATACGTGGCTTCAAGACACGCTCTGCGAAGTCGTCCAACTGCATGGTCAATTCAGCGGATGTGAAGTTGATGCCGATGTGCTTCTGGCTGGAAACAGTCAGAGTGGTGAACTGTTCGTTGTCGTCCTGAACTTGCAGGGCGGCACCGTCAGTGACCAGAGCGCGGTCGGGCAAACGGATACGCAGTGTAGAACCGATCTTGGCACCTTCAACAGCGAAGCTGTCGTCGTACTGGCGGTTCACGTTGCGGGTGATCACCAAGTTGTTCTCAAGAATTTCGAGAGACTTGCGGGTGATCATGTCAATGGTTAAGAGACTGTTACTCATGATGATTTCCTAAAATTAGCGGTTGCGAAGTGCCCGTGCCTTGTCGAGTTGTCGTTGACGCTCGGCAGCAATCCAGTCCGATGTACTCATGCTTTTGACAGAACGAGGATCGGTGGTGTCAGTGACACCGGGGTTTACTGCTCGTGCGGTCACCGGACGAATCGGGTCAGGCGCAGACGAGGTTTTCTTTTGGAAAGGCTCGGCAGTTAGTTTAGCCTCAACTTTTCCAATTTCACGCGCTTGCAACAGTGGCGACAAGCGAGAAATGCGGTCAGCTTCCTTGGGGTTACTACCTAGCCAATAGGCCAGATCAGGTCCAAGGTCAGACGCTTTGATGGTTTCGGCCATCACATCGGTGACGCGAAGGTTCGGGTTGTACGCAACTTGGTCGAAGTCGTCGTATTTGGACCGGGCCTCCTCCTCACGCTCTGCAAAGGTTTCTTCAATCTCAGCGCGTTGTTTCTGGATTTCCCGATGTTGGACCAGTTTTTCAGCTTCAGCACGGATGAAATCCGCATACGACTGAGGGCTGTCAAATTGATCTGCTGTCGGAATATCCGTTGGCATTGCTGGCACGGGTGCCTGCTTTGCCTGCTGCTCACGTTCCCATTTGCGCTGTTCTCTTGCGAGGCGCTTGCCGATCATCGCGTCGATTTCAGCCTGCGAGTACTTTTTTTCCTCTTGGGTGCTACCGTCTTGATTCTCAGCTACTACCGGCGCATTTTGTGCATTATCCGTGGTGGCCGTCACCTCGGGTGCTTGCGCGGAGTCTACTTCCGCTAAGGTTTGGACTTCATCAGTCATTTTATGTTCCATTAGAACCCCGGTCTACTGGGCCGGTACAGTTGGATATTACACCTGAAATTTATTCAAATGCAATAGTGCAGGAAACTGTGCCGGAAATCACAACATACAAACCTTCGGTGGCGTAAATGCCATCGAAGAAGTTGTAGTTGACACCAGCAACTGGCGTAAAAGTGTCGAGAATCTTGGGATCGGTGTTGTCCGAATCCGGGGAGTCATACACCGTGATGGTGGGGGTGCTAGATGCATCACTGATAAAAATGCCTTTCAGCTTACCGGCCATCGGCTTGATTTGAGTGCTGGCGCTGATTTGAGAATACATTGACGACATGGTTGCTCCTTATGCCAAAAATTTCAGTTTGTAAATCACCGACAAATAAACAGCAATGATCTCATCAATGATGTTCTGCAATGTCGTATCGGTTTTGCCACAGACCTTGTACCGGTTTTCCTCGATGTACGCCAGCGAGTCTTCCAGAAACGGCAAAATTGCGCCGTCTTTGCGGGCTGACTTGAGCGAGATGGGGCCAATTAGACCATGACGGCCTTGATAAGCCTCGGCAAACTTGTCGGCAGCGTCCAGCACATCTTCGTAGAAGTGTCCCAACGCCTTGTGTTTTGAGTATGAACGGGTGTTGAGGTGGACGGAATGGGCCACATCCCGTGCAAGAAACAACTCACCCATGAAATCAGCGCAACTCATTACATCATCCCTTCAGGTGGCATTTGACCCTGTTCGGGGGCCATTTGGGGCTGCTGCATTGGCATTTCAGGCATCTGCGGGGCACCGCCGATCAGATCACCAGTGTCCATTGCTGCGGCAATTGTGCCCATCACTATGTCCTGAATCTGCTCGGGCGACATACCCGCTTGCACAGCGGAAATGCGTTGTGTCTCGGCAGAATATGCCTTGATGTCAGCCTCAAACTGCTTGATCTGCATCTCGCGGGCTTCCATGCTCTGGTTGACGTTTTGCAACATCTGGAACATGTTTTCCATCTCAGCGGCCATTGCTTCCATCTGCTGATTGGCAGCGGCCAAAGCCGGATCGTCTTCGTCGGCCAACACTTTGGGGTCGATGGTTTTCTTGAACCGCTTGGCGAGGTCTTGGGCACCGGGCCAGTCCATGTTCTTGACGAACAGATCGCCAGCAACTTGCCACAACTGTGGGTTGCCTTGCAGCAACTGGGCCATGCTCTCCAGAGCCTCTTGACGCTTGGTGGCGTAGCCGGGGCCGGTGATCACGCGCACATCGTACTTGCCGACAGAAGGGTTGTAGATTTTCTCGATCAGCACACCCTCTTGGTCCACGATCCGCTTGACGGGTTCTTCCTGCATTGGGTTCATCTTGACGGTCGATGGCTCACCATCTTCGCCAATGATGCGGGCAATGCGCTCAGTGTCGTAAATCTTGGGGATCAGGTCCACGAGTTGACGACCAATGTGACGGATCGCACGGGCCAAGTTGTCAACGTAGTGGTAGGTGCCGATGTCACCCTCACGCTGACGCGCAAGGATCGCTTTACCAGAACGCTCGTTGCTGGTCATGCCCAGCGATGCGTTGTACTGGCCGGTGGCCGACTTGATGTCTTCAGCAGCACCCGCCTTGGCTTGCAACAGGCCGCTGGAGGCCATTGGAGGCTGTGCCCGCTGGGGCAGTGGCAAGACAGCGCCTTGGCCGTCTGTAACGTCTGGGTTGACCTCCAGATAGGGCCAGTTGTTCGTGTTGGCAGTCTTCCACTGCTGCTCGTAGCCTTCAAACTGACCGCCGTACCCGATGAATGGGGCTTTGGGGGCCAGCGCCAGCATCTCAGCTTCCTGCGACACCCAGTAGTTGTACATGCGCTGGGCATCCTTGGCGTTGCGCACCAAGCCCGACACGTACATCTGGCCGTCAACCTCGAACTCATTACCGACCACGCGCACCACGGGAATGTAGGCACCGGCCCACTCGCGTTCTTCAAGGATGTCGTAGCCGTTGATCTTGCACCACTTGACCTTTTTGCGGTCAGCTTCGCGGGTGCGGATCGGTTTGCCGAACATCATGCGCAGAGTCTTGTCCTCGGGTGTGCCCGTGAACGCAGTCTGATTGCCGGGGTACAAATTCAGCGTCTGCTTCTCGTACTCGATGTAGAAGTACTCGGCGATACGGACAGTGTTCTCACCGATCCACTGGGCGATGGATTGATCACCCACACCGAGACTCATCAATGTGCTGATCGGCGCGGCATCGGGGTACAGACGCTCGTACTCAGCTTTGGTCAGGTCTTCCGTGACGAAGCACCAGCGGGCGTCTGCGCCCGTTGGGTCTTGGATCATGGGGTCCATGTAGACGCTGAAGCTGTTGCGGATGCGCCCGATTTTGATGTCCTGATCGAATGTCTTCTCGTCGCAGTATTCGGTCAGCAGACGGATGTAGCCTTCGCCGTAAGACACTTGGTTCTCGCAGGCGGTGTCGTAGGCCACGTCAGCATCGGAGATGTACTCGATGTGGCGAATCACGCCGTTGAACAC